CAAGTATAAATTCATTTACACCTAATTGTTTGAGTTGATTGATTTGATATGGATCACCTGTTCCTAATAATGCTACTGCAGGTTTACCATACACCCAACAAGTAAGAGCATTAAAACAACTTTCACATACAATTACAGATTTACAATTATCAGGTAATTCATACAATCCATATACAGGCTTAGTAACATCTAATGGCATACTAAAAAACTTACCTTGGATAGACCTTCTAACTATGAATAATGTATTACCTTGTTTGTCTCTGACTGGAAATGTTATACTAGGTACAGCATTTTTTCTTCCTCTAGGTACAAATTTAGCATCAAATCCAACATCAAATTTTTCAATAATTTCATCAGTTAGTTTACGCTCATACATGTAATCAACCGTAAATCTATATTGTTTCAATTCATCTTCTGAAACATATGTAGGTTGAATTCGTCTTGTTATTGAATTAATGTAGTCTACTGCAAATTTTTCATTCAAATTTGCTATAGTGCTATCTGGAATTAACGATTTAATTTCAAAATTATCTTCCTCAAAGCCTTCAACATTTTCTTTAAGCCAATCGAGTCCATTTTTAGATATATGTTTTTGTTTGAGTAAATCTGTAATTAATTCTGGTAAAGTTTTTGAATATCCACAAGTAAAACAATGACACCATCCGGCCGGATATCTAGTTCCATTCTTGTATAAATCATGAAGAAGTATACCACAAGATGGTTTTCGTTCATTACCATTGTTATGTATAGGACAATAAATTTGGTAATAATCATTTGATATTTTATTTAATCTTATGAAATTTTCAGATTGTAATTTTTCAAGTATTTCAATTACATCCATTATTTTGTATACTCCTTAACAATTAAATGAACTATTTTATACTAAGTGCATAGTTTCTTGCTAATGTATCACATCTTTCATTTTCAGGATGACCTGAATGACCTTTTAACCAAATAAATTTACATTCATGTTTATCAGTTAAATTAAGCAATACAGTCCATAGATCTGAATTTAATGCTTTATCACCATTAGATTTTCGCCATCCATTAGATCTCCAACTTTTAGCCCAACCCTTAATAATTCCATTAACAACATACTGCGAATCAGTATAAACAGATACATAACAAGGTTGTTTCAATGCACTCAACCCCTCAATAACAGCCATAAGCTCCATTCTATTATTAGTTGTATTAAGTGACCCACCAGATAGCTCTTTAGTATGCTCACCATATTTAAGTATGATACCATATCCTCCAGGGCCTGGGTTATTTAAACAAGAACCATCTGTATACATATCTACATGTTTTTTCATATGATTACCTCACATATTAGAATTCAACATCATCATCAGAATCATCTAAATCAATATCAACAGGAGCTGTAATTTCCGGCATATTTGAATTATTAGAAATCACTGGTGATATGACATTATTAATTTGATTATCTTCATCATTAGGTATATACTGCATATTACCTGTATTTATATCCCATGAATATGAAAATTCAGGTTTTTGATTATTGGCCATTCTAGATTTTTCTAGACGAATATCAAGTACGTGTTTATCAAATATCTGACGCATTGCAAATACTTGAGTTGCAATTCTACCTGGATGGTCAGAACCCTCAATATTATAAATATTAGGAAATACTTCACCTTTATCATCTTTATTATCCTTAGATTCACGATTGGCTTGCATCATTACTACAACTGCACAACCGTGTTGTTTACTAAGTTTAAATAAATCAGAACATAAATTCTTGTATTTCTCATAATCTCTGGCACCTTTACCCGAATTAATGTCCTCCATATATGAAAGACCATCTACAATCAATAATTTTATATTGTGTTTTTTAACAAGATTGTTCAAAACATGAATATTGACTGTTCCGTCTGATACATCTTTATCTTCTAATATAAATGCACTTGTTTCTTCTTTAGATAATGATTTTAAATATTCGTGATATTCTTCATTATAATTACCTTGATATAATTTATTATTCTCAAAGTGACCTCTCCAAGTATCAAATCTTGTACCTAAAAAACTACCTTGCATTTCAGGAGAATAATACAGCACAGGAAAACCATGTTTTTGAGCAGATTCCATCATTTTTGTACCTACCCAAGATTTACCAGTATTAGTTCTAGCAACAATAATTAATAATTCTTCTACAGTAGATAATCCACCGTACATTAATTTATCAATTTCATCAAACCCTGTTGGAATTCTTGATTGTTGACTGAATTCAATTATTTGACTACTTCTTAATTGACTCTGTTTAACAATATCTAATGGTTGTGTTGAATCTAATTGAGAAACTTTATCACATTGATTAGATAAATATTGCCAAGCTTCAGAAACATCTCCTGAATTAAAGTCTTTAAGTTTATTGAATGTTTCAATTAATATAATGTGTTGTTTATTTTTACTAAGCTCTTCTGTTAAATATGTAAGATTTTCTTGTACATCAACTAATGTTATGTCTGGAAATTCAGCTTGAAAAGTAAATATGTCAGGAACTTCATCATATTTTTGACGGTGATTCAAAATAAATTGAATATGTGGTTTAAATACAGAATAATATGAATCATCAAAACTACATAATGTGTTAACTACTTCTATAGAATCACTAGTTAATATCTTTGATATAATTTGAAGTTCAATATGAGTTACTGCCATTTAATCACCGCCTTCCCTAATATGGATTGCATATGATTAAAAAATTGACCTGTACCTACAAGTGATTGTAATTTTGGAGTTACTACAATAGTAGTTAAATTATTATCAATTCTAGAATGTATTAGATTTAGCATTGTTTGAGCTTGAAAATCTTTGAATTGTACAAAATCTATATTAGAAATGATTAATATCTTTGATGTAGTAGCCCAAATTTGTTCATATTCTAATGAATCTGAATTAGATTTACTTGACCAACTTCGTTGAATTGCTTCTACATGATTAGAAAATTTTAGATTATATACATTACAATGTAATCTATTACCTTTCCAATTTTGACAAATTGCACAGTATGTCAATAAATTAGCAGTATTAATTGTATCATTAGATATAATTACACCTAATTTATTATTTGAAATTTCTATTTTACTTATTGCTGAAACTGCAGAATTCAAATCTTTTTCAGGTACATTGAAAACTTGACTGTCCATTGAAATATTATTTCTTTCAAGTAGATAAGAAGTTTCAGCTAAAATAGGACACGATTTATCACACACAGGTTCTGTGCAATGTGCTGTGAATATACATTCTTTCATTACTTACTATCCACCATCCTCATTATTGGATTTCTTGATCGTTTGTAACTCACACGAGCTTTTACACATTGTTTAGCTTGTCCAACAACATCTTTATATCCTAAACGAATATATTCATCTGGGATTGTAAATAATGTTAAAAATGGTTCTAATGTTCCAAACATTGGATAATTATGTTTTATATGTTTTATATCTCGTTCAAGCAAATATCGTCTTACAACATATTCTTTTATGAATTCTGCATTTCTTGGCATTTTCTTACTATCCGGTAATGTGTCCCAAATATCAAGTGTTTTGTATAATTCACCATCTATTTCTATGTTAGAATAAAAACTAACGATTTTACCATCAACATTTCGTAGTAACTTAAATAAATGAGGATATTTTATTATGTTATCTTTAATTTGTTTAGGACTAAATCCTGTAATAGGTAAAATAATTCCTACATCTGGATCAAGTGTTAATCCATCGTGTTCCTCATACATTGTAGTTGAACGAGTATGAATAAAACAATTTGGATATAACTTTAAGAAATCAGAAGTTGTCATTCTGTTTACATCAGTGGTAACCGATATCTGGCTTTGATTTAAAGGTATTTCAGGTAACGATTTATATATTGTATATATTGTATTATTGATTATTTGTTGCATCCAAGGATTTTTATTATCAAATTGAGGAATACTAGGAGGTTTAATATATAAATGATCTTTAGGTGTAGGTTTAACATTTACATCTACATCAATAGCATTCCAAAAATTTAATTTATCTTCAGATACGGGTGATGAAATTGATTTAATAGTTTCACTTACAGATTCATCAATTTGTGCTTCAATCTTAGATATAGGTTGGTTTCTAGATTGTACAACATTAACATCATTATTGATAATAGGTGTTTTTATAGTTTCTTCTACATCCCAAGATATTTCTCGTACGTGTAAAAATAATTTACCTAATTCAGTTTCACACACAGTTGAATCAATAAATTCAATATTTTCAAAAGGATTAGATGCACACCAATCTGTAGGTAATGAATTATTAAACACAATATAATATGAAATTGTATTTAAGATTCCAACTACTTTTGATTTATATCTATTAGTATTTTGAAAATTATTAACTACATATGTTATAATCTCTGAATGTAATGTAGATAAAGTTGCCTTACAATTTGGAGGGTATTTTAATTTTTCAGTTAACTGAGTAAATTTTATCATTTACATATTATCTCCTTTCTATTATACATTATAATATATTTAATTTACTTAAGATTGTTGGATCATCTTTGTAGTTTATGTAATTATCTAATATATTGGGATTTAGTTGTTCAATCATATCCCATAATTTATTCTTATGTAGATAAACATCATATTTACTCTCTAAATTACATAATTGCATTAAACCATTATCAAGTAATAGGTCCCAAATAACTACAGATGTTAGATTCGCATATTCATAAGTTAATTCACGTTCTAATTGATAAATTTGATATGGAGCTATCCATTTATTACTACTTTCTGATAAATTAAGTGTATGTATCCAATTATTGAACATATCAAAAAATCCATCATAATCATTATGTTCAATATAATAACCTAATAAAATTACTGTAGCATAAATAATGCCTTTAAATCTATATACATTATAATGAAATGGTGGAGCATTTTCATGTTTAGTTAAAATTCTTGCTTCAAACCATTTCCATATAATAGAAAAACAATCATTTACTACTTTAATATTTGAGTTGAATCTTGCTAATTGATAAAGACAAGTTCTATAAGTTGATACTACTTTTCGCATTTCTGATGTTGTCATTTTCATATTGTTATTTTCATCAGTCCAACTTAATGTCTCTATATTTGTAGTAGGAGTGTTATCAACTTGAACAAATGTTTTAATTTTATCAACTTCATCACTTAATATCTTAACTTGAGATTGTAACTCTTTATCTGGAGAGTTTTCAAATTCTTGAATATCATTATCTTTCAACATCTCAGTTTGGAGTATGTCAGATACAGTTTTAACTACTTCAACACACATATCTGATATACCCTTCAATTTTTGTTTTGATTTATCATATAATCTAGAATCAGAATCTGCTACAGATTGTAAATATATGAGTAATTTTTGAACGGATTTTTCAGCACCATTCAAATCCATACAGATAAGCCCCTTTCTAAATTATATGAATATCAAAATCAAATGCAGGTGATGATTTATATATCGTCCCTTAATCAAATTTATCTAAACCAATCTGAATAAGGTGTGATTAGGTTTGCAGGCCCTGTTCACTTGACGATACATAAATCATCACCTGCATCAACGATTTTTGTATCTACTTATTTATTAATGTAGTTATATTATAAGCCCTACATACTGTGAAGTCAAGTATAAATTTATATAAAATTCAGGTTTAATTGAGAAATAAGTTGCCCTCAACATACTTTAACGATTTAGTAACATAAATGGTATACTATCAAATTCAAAAACATAATGATGATTATAATAATTATAATTATTTATTTTATATTTATTATATATTATTATATTTATTATATATATTATATATAATGTGGTACAAAAGTGGCGTTTTTGGTGGTTTTGTTGGTTAAAATTCACCATTTTCTACCAAAAGTTAAAAAGTACAATTTCTACCAAAAGTTAAAAACACCAATTTTTACCAAAATTGTAAAATAAATTTTAGTAAATTTTGAAATTTTTATTGACTTCTTATGATTTATATATTATAATTAATATGTAACATATATTAAGGAGATATTTGGATTGTTAGTTGAAAAATGGAAAGATATTCCAGGATTTGAAGGATATTATCAAATATCAAATAAAGGAAATATCAAGAAATTAAGTAGAACTATTGAACATAATATATTAGGAAATTTTGATACACCTGATACATTAGTTATTCCACATATAAATGATGGATATTTAGCAGTTTCATTATCTAATGATTCTAAATACAATAGTAAACAATATCTTATACATAGATTAGTAGCTGAAATTTTTATAGATAATCCTGAAGATAAACAATGCGTTATTCATATTGACGGAGATAGAACTAATAATTGTGTTGAAAATTTAAAATGGTGTTCAAGAAGTGACATAATGATTGAAGCTATAAAACAAGGTAAATTAATACCACCAAGATATAAAGGAAAACCTGTTGAATGTTTAGAAACAGGTCAAATATTTGATAATATGAAGCAAGCTTCAATATATACAGGAATTGGATATGAAAGCGTAAGTAATTCTGCATATTTAGGTAAAACAGTTAAGGGTCTTACATTTAGATTTGTATAAAATTTTCTACATAATGTATTATGAATTAGTTTATGTAGATTTTAGGGGTAATAAATTTATGGAATATCAAAATCAAGGAGATAAGTTAATACTAATTCAAGAAAAATTAACTCAACGAGCCTTAGATAAGTGTAAACAGTTAGATATAGATTTAACTGCATTAAACATAGATAATGATATTAAATTATTACATAAATATAAAGATATAGATATACAGTCTGAATTTAAACATGATCCTCAAAAACTCAAAGAAATCGAAGAAAAATTGAGTACATCACAGATTACAGTAACAAAATGGAATAAATTAATTGAATACATGGGTAAAGATTATTCTGTTCAACATTATGTTATGAATCGTCAAGATGAATTAAAATCTATCAAGAAATCAAAAGAATATTCAACAAAAATTATAACTCAGGAATTATATGATATATTACCTCAATCGCCTAAACATCTAAGAATGTGTTTTATAAGCATAAGAGATCAAATAATTCAACTTAATTATACATTTTTTGGATATATTGCATCACATACATTTATAAATAATACAACGGTTATATATGAAGATAAATTGCAAAGTGCATTAACTCATTTTTGTGAATGTTGGTGGTGGTTCAAATGGAAGGGTGATAATACACATAAAGGATATAGGCAAGATTTGTCATTTGGTGTATTTTTTAAACCTAGAATAGGTGAGATGATTGAAAGAGAATTAAATGAAGTTAAGTATTCACTTCGTCGTGCATTATGTATAGAAGCTGGAAAACAACTAGGTAAGCATTGGGCACAAGTTAGATATGAAGATTTAAGTAAAGTAGATTTACCTATTGATAAATTAAATAGTTTAAAAGCTATATTTGGTGCAGTGTATTGGGCAGATTTATCTGAGCAAGAGCTATATATGCCAGCCCCTAAAAAAATTTATAATGAAGTTGATTATTTAGATAGTAAATTTGAAAATGTAGTAGATCTATTAATGTATGAAATGATACTTCGAGAATCAACATTATCGGATAAAGATTTAGAAGAAATTTCAGATTTAGATCCTATAAAATTACCTGTAGAGTATTTAAAACAAATGATGCCATTAGCATTAGATAAGTTATATAAAAAATTACATACTAATTTAGATAATACAGAAGCAATGTAATAATCAACATAATAAAACACCTTATCAGCATATTAAATGAAATAAGGTGTTTTATTTATGTTTATTTATAATCATCGCCTTGTGAGCGTGTGAATTTGAAGGTTTTAAATATGGAATATATCATTTGATAGTTATAATATTAACTACTGTTAAATTAAGCAGCAAGCTTATCTGACATCTTAAGAAATTTAGTAACAAGCGAAGCTTGGGATTCACCACCCATACCTGGAAGCAAATTCATTCTTTTATCAATATCAAGACCATATTCAGCATTCTTATAATAATGTCCAGTAAAATCTGTAAGTGCATTGAACACTTGATACTGTGTACCATCATAATTAGCGAGGTTATCAGCATAAAGACATTTTTCAACGAATGTATCACGAATCATTGCTGTTGTATCATTTGCTTTTTGATGAGATGATCCATCATTTGTTTTAATATATGGGAAGAGCTCATCTAAGATGATTTCAATATCATCTCTTGATACTTTTCTTTGTAGTAATATTTCAGCTTTATTAGTTAAAGCAAATTTACTTCGTTGTGTAGCTTCTAATATATTTTTAGCAAGTGAATCATGTAAAACAGATTCTGTTGGGCATGATATTCTATATTTTAAGCAATTACTGCTTAATGCTGCACTCAAAGTATTTTGACATACAACTCTAATTGGTGTATTTAAAATTGTAACTTTGCCGTCTGGTTTAAGATGGTCGTTGAATACTACAAGATAATGTTCAATTTCATCATCAAATACTTTGTATTTTTCATTGATTTTAAAAGTACCAAAAACTTTTTCACCCAAACCTAAACTGGAAGCAGTATCAATTGTAATTTCATCACTCTGAATGAGTTTTGTTAATGCATTAAATGTGTCTGTATTTTGAACAATTCTAGGATTAGCAATATTAACTACACCTAACACATCATTATTGTCTTCACGATAAATTGCATGATAGTCTCGCACTCTTTCGTGTAATGATGTAAACATCCTAGTAGCACCTACATCCCAATTTAATTTAGCACCTTCAATTATTTCTTGAGAACTTTTTGGTACATTTTCGTATGTTGTACCTAAGCCTGCCCAAGGAGTTGTGGGTATATTTATCAATGAATCAATTATTGCACTCATATGTATACCTCCTTAAAAAATTAATGTAGTTGAGTACACAATGTTATAACGATTCATCAAATAATCTATATTTTAAATTTCAACTGCATTTCTAAATTTTATCAAAATAATATATGTATCATAAATTAAAAAGCTATATGATAATCTATTGAATTATCATATAGCTTTTTAATTAGTTTATTCATTTAGTATTGTTTAATATTTCAATTGCTTTATTAACATGATATTGCTGAATTCCAGTAACATACGATGTCTGTACTAAATTAGTTTCTGTATATTCATCCATATCATTTTCATCATCTAATATAACAAATGATTCTACTATACCTGACTTAAATTTAGGCTGTAGATATGCTTTTATTTCTTGACCACGAGTTTCATACTTTAAAGAATGAGGAGTTTCGTCGTGAGCCTGAATACCATATCCAGCTAATTGTTGTCGTATGTAATTATCGTGCGAAGGAATTAATCTCCAACTAGAAGATATAACTACATGACACTTAGTCGCATCTATAATTTGTTTAACTAATAATATGCACCGTTCAGATAATTCAGATTTAAAATCTGAAGGATTAGGACAATCACATATAGAATTTAAAACACCGTCTACATCTAGGAATAAATATTTCATAGTGAATCTCCTAATTATTAATCAATGTCAATCCAATCTTTAGCAGCAGTAGCTAATTCAGCAAATGAATTACCATCTTGTATCAAATCAGGTGCCCAATCATCTAACCATGGAGTTTCAATATCATCTTCAGTAATATATCTTTTTAAAATGCTGTCATCTGCATCTTCAATATATTCTGATAATTGTTCTACATCATAGTTATCAAACGCAGATTCTGGATCAATTAATTTACCATCAACTTCAATATCATATCCTACAGTTACACATAGATATAATACATTATCTATACCACCATCTGAATCGTCATCTAATTTACTACCCCAAAATCCATGTTTCATATCTAAACAATCAAATCCACGCTCTTCAAATGACTTAATCATCCAAATATTAGCATCATTATTTTTTAAGTAATCTAATACTTGATCTAATGTAATTTTGTAGAAGGTGGTGCCTGATTTAGTTGATGCAGTTATATCTGTAGAACTATTGATAGATTCATCACATTTACTGTTGATATAATTTTCAATAGTTTCTTCAATATACATCTGAGCTCGTTCACTGCTGTCAGTTGAATATATATCTTTTATATTTCCATCTAATGAAATATAAAATACATAATTTGCTCCAGCATCTTCAATTTCTTGAATCTTGATAATAGATTTAGATTCATTTGACCATTTAATGTATATGCCACCAAGATCATAATATACTACATTATTAGAACCATACCACTTCTTAAGGTCAGGAATAATATATTCATTTAAGATATATTGGAAATCTTCAGAAATTATATTATGTTTACCAGTTGGTTGATATTTAGATGTATTAGCTTTGATTACCTTTTTCATATTTATTTTACTCCTTAGTAATTAATTTAATATAATTTTCAATATATGTAAGTATAAATTCAGATGTTTTAATGGCTGAATTGGATATGAATTTATGTGATTCTTGAAAATTTTCTATTGCTCCTGTATGTTTACTAATAGTGTATATAGCTATAGATGTATCAAACTTAGAGTTTAAATTGTTATATTCTGTAATATCTACTCCAATCCAATAATCCAAATTTGGATTGATGTTGATATTAATCCTATAAAAATTAGATTGTTGATAGAAATCTAATTTTTCACCATATTTTGATAATAATTTAGGAATGACTTTAATGCGAATGATTTTATTGAATGTATAGAGTTGATTTGGCATAATATAATTCCTCCGTTATATGTGATAATTATATTATATTTGAAACTCATATGAAATTCAACTTTATTAATAGTTTATTAATATTTAGTTGATTGCATTAGGTAATACACCTTTCTTATTTCCAGTCAATTTTGAATACTTATAATTATTTCTAATATACTGCCAAAAATAATGGCCTTTCGAAGGTGCAGATACCCATCTTTTATAAACACGTATTGGAACATCATAATAGATATATAAATCTCCTGGGCCTCCATTAGTACCTTTAAACTGACAAAGTACATCTCCTATATTATCTCCATGTTTACGAACATTGATTCCATAAGACCATACATTAGATGACTTCACTCTTACCATATTTTTAGCAGCATCACGAGTATTGATTGCTGCTTGAATTACATTTTGTCGATATTGAGTATCTAATAATACACAATTTTCAATTATTTGATATTGGAATGAATCAAAATAATTGATTATTGCATCATAACATTTATCAATTGATGTGTATTCATTAACTTTAGTACTATCAGAAGTCATAACAAATATAGTATTTTCAATATTAGAATAAACAACTGTAATGTGTATTTTACATTTATTATATAGTGTTGCTTTAAATTCATATGCATCTTGACCAGAAAATAAATCATTTTCACATTTTGTAAATCCTAAAAAATTCATCATATCTATGAATTCATTTCTAAATGAACTTGAATTATTTGATATAGTATCCCTTTTCATATATGATGTAAGTTTCATAAAATCAACATCCTACCTTATTTCTTAGTCATTACATTCATTAATATTAAAGGTTGTATTCAGGTATTTAATGTTCGATGCTGTGTGCTAAGTCATCGGGTGTCGGTCTGCTAGATAACAATACATTTATGTTACGAAGCAATAAATTAATTTGAGCATTATTTAATTGTTCTACATCAGTTTGGTTGTAGGAACAAGTTAATATCATACTTAGTATAAATTCACTTAAGAAGTTTATATCTCTATTTTGAATTAATTCAAAGTAAGTAGAAAATTCATACTTATCCTGATCTAAACTATCATCCTTTTGGGTTGATTTTAATGCATCAATTGCCATATCTAAAGCATGGTTAAGCATTACAGGTTCTACACCATGTCGGTTTTTACTTGAAATAGTATACAATTGTTTGTGTTCTTGAATTCGTCTTATAGCTTCCGATACTGTCATATTTAAACCTCACTATAAATATTTGTATTATATAAATCGCCATTTTGATATATCCAATCTCTTAGTATATGTGAACATTTTGGACATAGTTGAGCATTTACTAAATTTGGAACATTATATCCTATATCTGTAGTTAAATTATCTGTTACCGTTAATATATGTATGTTATTTTTATCTATAATATTATGACACCTGTCACATCTCATCTATTTATCATTCCTCGTCTGAGTTCTGTATATGATCATTTGTTGATACAATTAAATTCCTTTCGTCTACATAGATTTACATAACCCCAACCCTGTGGTGGACGAAATCTATGATGCTTAGAAAATATTATACGGTCGTTGCAATTATCACAATTATACTTACAATATCTTGTAAAATATTGTAAACTTTTTGGTTTATCATAAATCATAAGGTCTGAAATATGCCAACCAAATACGCCAAAATAACCAGTAGTGATTTCATAATCTTTAATTTCATCTTTTGTTAGACAAGACAATTTTGTAATCGTTTCATCATCAATATCAGTACCGTCTTTAAAGTCGGTAGTAGTATATTGATATATTTTGTCACAGATGAATTCACCAACAACTTTACCATTCATTACAAAGTCTTGATCAACTACATCAATTTCATTTTTATCAATAGGATAATAAATTTTACTATATTTGTCTTTTAAATAATATCGTTCAATATCAATACAATAAATATACACCTTAAAAGGTGTTTCCAATTGTTTTGGTTTTGATTTTCTAATTTCAATAGTCTTCTTACCAGATATAATTAAATTAACATCTAAAGGTGACAATCTTATCATTATGTCGCTATTCGTTATTTTCTGCATTATTATACCTCCGGAAATTCAATATAAACGATAATTGCTTTTGTCATCAATGAATTGGCAATATTTTCTGCTTTTTCTTCTTGTTCCTTATAGTTCAAATTTTTCCAATTTTCCTCAGCATAATATTTGTCAAGAATATCATCAACAAGTTCGCTTTCATCAAGATAAATTCTTTCATCTGAACAATAGTAATATCCAATTTCACAGTTAGCAAACGAACCTACATAATAATTGTAATCATAACTTGCGACTATTTCGCTATTTATCATTGGAATTACTGGTAAATCAGGATTTTCTTTTACTAAATCTAATAATGTTTGAACACTACTCTTTGGCACAATATTGTTTTGCGGTAATTCCATACACATATTATCAATCCCCTATCTATAACTTTTATTATTCATATGCTTTCTTTTTATTTTGTTAACTCATTTAATTTTGCCTCTGCTTCTTCATAATCAAAATAAACTCTTTTAATACCTTTTTCATTAGTAATAAATGCCCTATTGCCATTAGCATCAACAATATCACATATTTCGCTATTATCATTTTCACAGTGTACAAAATAAAGAATTCTACCTCTTTTTACCTTAATACTAAGGCCACTTACGATCTTTTCTACAATCTTAAATGATCCTGTATAATATCCAAGATCATCAATTTTGGGTCTAAATTTCCAGCATTTATCACCGATCTTGCAAGGCAATTCAATAAATTTGGTTTTATCTTTATATTCTTCACAAAGCGTAAGTGTATATGAAAATCCAAAAGTTTGATTTAAAGCATTGATAAAAGCATTACACCTATTGTAATGAATACAATTTTTACAAAACATTTATTATCACTCCAATCCAACTGTTATCAAAAAGTACATAATAATCACCTTATTCGTGCAGTACAATGATTGTATAAATACATATTGAAATAGTAAATATTGATACTATACTTATAAATATTATTGTTTGTTTTGTAAATGGGTCTTTCCAATCAAATTTCATCTATTCTGTCCTATTATTGTTTTATTTATTAGTATTAGATGTCATTATATCATTTATATTGATTTTCAATAATTCGCATATATTTGTAATAGTCGACATCATATCTTTTAAATTTAATTTAATTTCATTTATATTAAGTGGGTGATCATATATTATAGTCGGAACTGAACCTTCATTATGTTCTGCTATAAGTGAACTAATATCTTCACCTTCATATATTACCCAGGTATTAAGTTCTTTAAGATCTGTAATAGGTGCTAATTCAGAATTGATTGTATCTGTAGTCCAATGCGGTGTATGTGTATATTCGATAGTATTACCACCATACTCAATGTCAAATTCAATATCATAGATGAAATTACCTACAGAATCAGTAGATACAATTACATAATAATCAATTTTATCAAACTTTGCATCTCCACTAAAAGCTTTAAACAATTCCTCTGTTATATAATCATATGCATAGGATAATATGTCAACATACTTAAATAATAGAGATGTAGTTCCTAGTGTAAAAGTACAATCATTTTCCTCAATTTCAAATTGATTGTCGTTGCTTGTATAAAATTTAATTCTCATATTTAATTCCTCACTCTAGTATTTTAAAATGAACTATTTTCAATTAATTCTGGTGGTATTAAAAGATTTGCATTATATCTAGATACCATATCTGCACAACTATCATGGTCTTTCTTTTGTGTGATACAATATCTATATAACGGACATGTTTTGCATCTTTCATATATCATCATATTTGATATTACCTTTCAAACTATCAATAGAATTATATTTTATTATTAATTTTAATATTATCTGAATGCTTTTATCTACGCACATAAATATTAGATTTATTTTATGTTTTAATTTATTTAACTGTCTTGATACTGATGGTTGAGATGTTTGAATATGGTTTGCAATAGCAGTTTCAGTATCTCCATTCATATATTGTTTTAATATCTGAGATTGTTTTGAAGTTAATTCGTGTTGATATAAGATGTCTAAAATATCATCAAATACTATGAAGACAAAATTTCTTATATCTTTTGGATCTTTTTCATACTCTTTCGTAATATATTCTATTATGTAATCTCTTTTATAGTCCATCATAATATTTACCTTCTGTATCTAACCAATCAACTAAATCTAAATTATCTATTAGATTTCCTATTACTTCAATATCATTATCGGCATTACTTAATCTAATATGTCTATCTTTGAGTACTATTGCATAACTTAAATCTGGTTGATACCAGTCAATAAATCCAATTTGCCAATTATCAAATGATTTAGAATCTGTATTGCCTTTACTGAATGGAAGATAATACCTTACTATATCATATTGAAATATTTTATTGTTTAAATCGTCTCGTTTTCTAGTATATTGTCCTAGTGATTGTGGAATTATGAATTTAGGAAATATTTCTCCTAAACTGTTAGATGTTATGATACATGGATATAATCCTTCAGAAGTTGGATGCATAGCAAAGCATCCTTCGACCCATTGATTGCTACTAGATGTAATATTGAATTCTGGATCAAGTTTACCTCTAAATAAAATTTGATCTTGAATCATAATGTTTTCAACCATTTGTATACTCACACCTTACTTATGTAGTTTTCACATTACGCTCTTCTACTATATCAATTGCATCTATACCACAACATTTCATCAATGCTGCGTAATACTTGATAATTTGACCTTCTTTACCAATTAGATATCCAGGATAATCTGTAATCACTATAAGTCGATATGATGTATCAGATTGTTTATATTTGAAATATTGAATAACTCCGTCTTTAGGGACTTGTGCTGTTTTTCTCCAGTCTAACATATTATATTTGATTTTATTGTCATTTTGTCGACTTTTAAAGTATTGACCTGGTTTCATCAATTTACCTCCCACGATTTATTGTGTTAATATTAAAACTTGATAAGATTGTAAATTTATAGTAATATTTACATCTTGAATATCTTCAGATTTTATTTGTAATATATGAATCATATTATTGTTATAGTCTGCATTGTATATAACTTGGACAGCTCTACGACAATTGAATTTTTGGTGAATTATCCTGGCTAAATTATCCATCATTAAATCAATAGTATTTGCACATAATATTTCATATACTACTGAATTCAAGGCGTCTTGTATGCATATACTTAATTTATCTATATCATATGTACATTTAGTATTCATAAAATTAGGCCACCTTTCTTAATTTCTTCTACACAGTTTATAACGATTCACGGCAATCAATCGTATTTGATAAAATGAACTGTATATTCAATTAAGAAAAGTGACCTTTAGAAAGGAGGAAAAATATGGAAACGCTAACTAATAATTAGAATAGAAATTCATATTTTTCATAAGCTGTCTTTACTCTACCTACTACTTTATCAAATATCATATTTTTAGTAGTTTCAAGATCATGTAAATATTCAGGTTTGATTACAAATGAACCCAAAGTTCTTTCGTCTGGAGTCATCTCCAATATATTTACACGGATTTTATTTTGATATGTAGTAAGATTAATATCTATTGTCATTTCGTGCATATCGTTGTAATCAGAACCCTTACCAGGTATTCTATCCCAATAAGGTATTTGATATAATAGCATAAAATATACATCGCACATATTTGAAGAATTATTATATTTATATGCACCATCAATATGTTTATATAGATATTTTCCTACCTTATTAACTTGTATATTTGTTTGTATTGAGGGTTGAAAATTTTGTTTACATAATAGTTTCATAATTGATTTCCATTTTAACTTTCAGATGATGATATAGTAAATGATGCAGTAATATTCATGTTAGCATATTCTGACAAATACAAACCATCACCTTTATCTAGATCTATCCCTAGTCCTTTCGCTAATGTTGCAAACTGTCCATTGTATCCATCAGCATATTGTGCTATTGATAAAATGACACCCTTTTTTGTTTTATCACCTTTGGAATAACCTTCGCCAGCTTCGTCATACCGTTCAGGTTCAATAGTTACATTTGCATTCCAGGATGCACCACAAGTATTACCTGTACTTGATTTGAGATTCCATATTCCTGTAAATATGGAATTTTTTGTGAATGTACAACTATTTAGGCACTTATATTCACTATCTGGGTTAAATTTTATTTTACATATTCTAGAATTAACACCATTATATGATGGGTTCTTATCATTTGCTTTACTATCAGAATATGATGCCTGAGCGTGTCTTATACTATTTACGTAAAAATTGCCATCATCAGCACACAGATTTGCAGGTTTAGTACCCTCTTCATTAGTACAAATTAAACAAGCATTATAGTTGTCAGAAGTAGATATCTGTAAAGTACCGCCTGTAATTGTATCTCCCGTTTTACTTAATGCTACTTTTACACTCATATATGAATTTATATCGGCTTCAGAACAATAGGTTCCTTCTTTATTTATAGCTTCATTATCTGGATAAGTAATTGTGAACCCACTACTACTACTGTATTTGCACCTTCCAGGTCTATATCCATTAAACCATTCAATTGTATAATCTTTATTTTCACCGTATTTAAGGCGGCTTAATCCGGCTCCAGTCATAGTGTTATTGATTACATATTGTCCATTACCGTTATCCTCAATTCCAATTCCTGTACCTGATGATAATTCTAGACTAAGCTTAGTTGGTTCACCTGGTGATTCTGGTTGTTCTATTCCAATACCTGTAGTAGTTAATCCTGATCCAACTAATTTTCCTGAATCTATAGATATTTGTGTATCTGATGCACCATCCCCATTAGTTGCTTCAGATTCACCGTTTTTTTGAATAATTGTAGTAAATGTATCATCAGTATGAATATGATGTATACCAATGATTGCTGTTTTAGTGGAATGATTAACATCTCCAGAAGTACTATCATCTGTAGTATTATCAACTCGTATATTAGATGCTCCACTACACACATTTTTCCTTACTTCAATAGATGTATCAGTTTGATGTCGATTATACTCAGGAGTTATAATAACATTATCATTAGCAGCTGTAATTTGTTTTTGAACTTCAACTGTTACGTTGTCTTTATGAGCATTATGTGCTGGATAAATTGTAACATTATTATAGGATTGCCCATCCTCTTCTGTTCCAGATTTCGGTGATATTTGTTTTCTAACTTCGATACCTACATTTGGAGTATCATCATCTTGATGAATTTCTACATTATCATACTCTGTACCTTGTTCACCATATTCTGATTTTTCTTCATCAGACGGTTGATATGGTTGAATACCATTTTTAATATAATATGTAAGTATGCCAGGAGTATGAAATATAATTTTATTAGCCCATGGATATGTAGCAGGACCTAAGAAATCTCCATCTTCTGGTGAACCAGTATGCACAGAAGTATCTATACCAGTTGTACCTTCGATTACAGTTCTATGTGTAAATCCTGTAAACAATACATAAAATGGAGTTGATACATTAGATGTAAATAACAATCTAATAATTGGAGGTTGACTCATATTTGGCTTAAAATCCATTTCAGGTTTTCTATCAGTAATACCTTCATAATCATTATTAGTCCACTCACCAGGTTGTAGTACCAATCCATCTGCAATTTTGATGTATTGCATCAACTTTGTTTGATCTAATTCTGATAACGCATACGTAGTAGTTACATTATTACGGGTTATATTATAACCTAATGCTCCTTTGTCATTACCTAATGGATATGTTGTTGAATCTATATTAGATTGATCGTAATCACCACATGGAGGACAAGAAGTAGATGAATTATTCAATAACTCACCATAATCTTTTATTCTACAAGCAAATACATTATCACCAACATCCAATGAATTTTCACCTATTATATTTGAACCTGTTGGGTTAAAGTAACCTTCACCTAAGAAAATTGAGCCCACTATAGTATTAGCTGTACACAATCTGCTATCACTAGGTAATGATATATCACGATAATGTGGCATACTTATGTCATCAGTACCAAGTCTCAAAAGCATTGATGATCCGTCAGCTATAGTAGATGCTAACCATTCTCTTTCTGTTGCAGGAATTCTATCAGGATTTTCAGATAAAAAATTCTTAACATATTGTTCATAAGCTGAATAACCTACTACTCTACCTTCATTATAAATAGTATTTGACATAATTTATGAAATTCACCTACTTTATAATGTTTATTTGCAGTTTTATAAAAGGTTATATCATTTTAAATTAGTGATTTAACATTAGAATAAATATCAGTATTCGCTATATTATCATACTGTTTGATTGCTTCAATTGATCTATGTTTTTCAATGCTAGGTAAATCAACATATTGATGTTTGAATTGTGATATTATACTATCTGCAACAGTTTGTGTGAATCTAATATCTTCGAGAGATTTATGGTCTAGTAATTTTTGTATACTTAAAACCATAGCATTGATAAAATCAGCTAATGCTTGATCTTTAAATGATTTAGAATATGTAATAGCATATTGATTTCTTATCCATATGTAAATAGGGTATTTTAACATTATAGTATTTCTAGACAATTCTAATACAATTGAATTAAAGTATGAATCATCTGCAAATTTAATTTTATCAGATGCAGTAATATTAAATTCCGTCAAGAATTTACGACTATAACATTTACCATGACAATGGGTATTATCCATCAGATTAGTTTGAAGTTTACTATCTTTCAACTGATAGAAACCTGCATAATAAACATCACCATTAGGTTGTTGTTTTATAGCATCATTTAACAATTTAATTGCATATGGCATCAAAATATCGTCAGCATCTAAGAATATAATATAATCAGATGTAGCATTATTTATTCCTATTTGTCGACTCAATCCACATCCATAATTTTTAGTGTTGCGTATATACAATATATCAATATTATATCGATTTATCATATTATTTAAAGGTATATCAGAATTATCATCTACTAATATCACTTTGAAATTCATATCAATTTGACACATTAGTGAAGCTAAACATTTATCAATTGTAGCACCGCAATCATATGCAGGAATTATCACATCAATCATTTTGATTATCTCCATATATGGCATTCTTAGCTTCAACTTTACATGTTTCACAATATTCATTGTATTCAGCAAATTCTTCAGGTTTATTTAACTGTTGTCGTAATATTGCAAATTCATCATCTACGCTATATTTTTGTCTGATTAGCTGTACAACTGTATCACAATATTTAGAATATCTAAGTTCATCTAATTTATTTTGCTGATCTAGTTTTCTATATTGTACAATACTCCTCAAATCACATCTGTGTTTAGTTATATCTAAAATATTCATATTTACCACCTACGTCTGATATAAAATTTTACATCTATATTTTTAAGAAGTTCTTCTGAGGAATCATCTGTAGTATTTTCTAATCCTAATATAATCTTATTATTTCCTAGGTATGGAGAGCTACGAGTATGTGCAGATTCAACTGCTTTCCAAGGTAATTCATCATCTGATGGATTATAATCATATGCGTATGTTCCATCTGCATATAATGTTAATCGTTCACAGTAACCTAACATTATATCACCTTCAAAGAAACCGGATTCTATATATTCAGAAACATGATACAAGTCAGTAGAAACATATTTAATTTTTAATATTGGCATATATTGAGATCCAGAGTTGCCATAATAATAAATTCGATTAGGGTTAAGCGTCAATCTAAAATCTAATCTGCCTACTTCATTTTCATCTACTTCATATTTAAAATCTTTCCATAATCCATCAAATACACATTTCCATCCATATAATGATTTGAAATTAGGATTATCTATATATCTTGGAAGTACTATATCTTTAGTTAATGTGTTATTAACTATTTTAGGTATTGTGTCTTGGATAGTTAAAGATGTATCTAAATAAATATATGGTACACTTATTAAATCTATATTGTCATCATATTCAAATGTTTTATTTGAAATATTGTAAAAATTGTTTTGTAGCTGTATCAGCATCTGTGGCGTTAATAATAAACATAATGGCCATCCATCCTCTAATTGAATACACGGTATTTCACAATTATCAATATCTACTTGACCATTTGACATATTATATATCTTGAAATTATTCAAATAGTCTTGCACTACAGGTAATACATCTTCAAAATATACAGTTCCATGAATTTGAAAATTAGATAAACCAATACAATTATCAATGTCTAGTTCATACTTATCAATAATGTTATCGTCATCTATAAAATCATAATTGATGTAATATGTCATATCATTGACACTATCTGGATAATTGATTTTGCCAAAGTAAATATTTGTATTACCCTTAGTAGTTTTATGATATAATAACATAGAACTATTCATACAATCTGTCATACCAAATATAAGATTATTGGTTTGGTCACTATTTATTTCATCTAAATATTCAACAAACTTGGATCCAGATACTATACATCCTATATCAGATCCAGAAGTTTCAAGATCGTTTAAAATCGAAAAGTAGTATGTTAGTTTATCAAACCCTGTATGCAGTAATGATATTACATTGCTTTCATTATCTACAGCCTGTAATTTGTCAATCTCAAATCGCATCATAGTAGTATTTAAAGATTTTATGTTTAAATTTTTATAGACCCTTATCAAATCATCGAATTCGTTGATTTCATAAGAGTCTATAATGTTACAGTGTTCAGCTACAGGTATATCTGTATATAGTAATCTAGGTCCTAAGTTTTCATCATAAAATGTATCTATTGATTCAAGTGATAATTCTTGAACAGTATGTCTATTTACCCCCCCCTGAAGGACTTGCAACGTCATACATGATGACAGGCTTATCTTTACAAACTATGATTTGACCATCTTTTTCAGGAATATCATTCAAATTATCATATTTTGCTTTGATATAATTAATATTGCTCATTTATATACCTCAAATTTTAAATTTAATTATGAACAATGCGATGTATACTTTAATAAATTATATATACATCGCATTGCTATTTCCAGAAATATTAATTTTCTGTATCGGTTTCTTCGTCCCAGTCAATCCACTTAGGTGTTAGATCTAAAATTGATTTTCCTGAATCATATATTGATCCATCTGCCCCTAATAGTGCGATATGACCATCGGTTGCATCTTTTACTTTCTCAACAAAGTTATCTAATTCATTGATATTATGATTGCTATCAATTACATTTCCATCATTGTCAAATACAGCAATATTAGAAGATTGAGCAGTTGGACGAGTTGGCATTTTATTATCTAATGCCTCATTTACTGCTTTTTCTTCTTCTGCAAATTTAAGTTCTACTGCTGTTTTGATGTCAGAAGTATCATCATATGATATATCAGACGCTTTGATATCTATATTACCTTTAAGTTCAATACCATTTACCTTTTGAGTATTGTTGACCTTACTATCTATTTCATCTGTTACATCAGATGCAAGCTTAGCTTTAGTAATTGATTTAGACTTGATAGTTACGTCACCATTTGTATCAACAGCGATATCACCAGATTTACCTGCCCTTATAATACCTAAAGTACTTTCTGATGCAGTAGGAACATTATCAGGACCATCATCTACTAATTTAAGTGCATAATTGATATTACCATCTTCATCTGGATCTGGAACTGGTTGTGTTTCATCAATATAGAAAGTAAATACTCTACTATAAGTATACATATCCTTATTAGTATTAGTAATAGCTGTTCCAACATATGGAGTTACACCTATACCTAATAACCAGTTAGTTACCATTTCTTGGAAACCAGCAGGCATATCGTCACCAGGTTGAATATCTGCCCAACCTTGAGCTGCAAAGTCTACTGCGTATCTGAGAATACCACCACGAATTGATTTAACTTGTGCTTCAATACTTGTTAATTGTGAAGCAGTTGCAATTCCCATATCTTTTGCAGTTAATGTTCCAGTAGATTTATCAGCAATAGGACCATCAGCTAAATCTACTAACTGAATGGTATAATCAATACCACCATCCTTATTACCTGATAATTCAACAGATTTTGTAACAGGTCCATCTGCTATTGTTTTATCTACTTTTTCATCCAACTTAGTTGAAACATAAGATTGATCAGCTTTAGTATCTATTAATTTTGCAAGTTTTTCAAAATCAATTTTAGATGCAGCACCCATTTCATCTAATGAAATATTACTTGTAATAGATTTACTTTGTACTCCCTCAGGTGTTACAGTAGAATATGTAAATTTGATACCGTCGTTATTACCCGACATATCAACATTAGTAACTATGAAATCTGATATATCTTTATCTATTTTTGTATCAATATCACATAAGAGTTCTACTATTGCATCAGATAAGTTCTTAGCTTCAATACCATCTACATCAATAGGTATATCTTTAGCTTGAATAGAATGAACTTTTTCAAAATGTGCATTCTGTAATTGGGCATCAGCTTCCCATACATAAAATGATTTATCATGAGCACTGTAATATAACTTACCTTTTACACCTGCTGCGATATCATTTATATTTTCTACAGGTACAAATGATGATGCAGTTTGTCGTATTATCTTACCATCAGACTCAACTACATCATAATAGATAGTTCCTGTATCTTTGGTGAATATAATTGTACCATCTCTTTCAGGAACTACTTTTAAATTAGATTCTGAAACTCTTGCGAATTGAACATTCATCATAAGAAATTACCTCCAAATTAATATTAATCGTAATCAACCCAAGACAATGCTTGGTCAAACTTTTCTTGTGATACAGCACCCATTTCTGATAAGGATACTTTATCAGTAGATTCTTTAGTTGAACCATCTTCTAATGATAACTCTGTTCGATGTAATTGTACACCATCATTATCATTATCCTCTATAGATGATTTTTTAATTATGGTTTCGCCCTTACCAGCTACTTCTTTATCTACTTTTTCATCAAGAGAATTGTTTACTTCGGATACATCTGCTATACCTAAATCAGATAATGTATAATTGACTTCAGTAGATTCGACTGATCCATCTTCCAATGAAAGCATTGATTTAGTAACTTTAATATAATCTTTTCTTCGACTTAATTTAAAATCCTCTACAATACGACCATTTTCACCAGCTACGTCTTTATCTACTTTTCCATCAATTTTTATATGTGTATCTACAGTATCATCTAGAAGAATTAATTTATCAGGATTGTCAGGATTTACATAATATGTAAATACATGCCCTCTACTTAATGAATCTTTATCTGTGTTTTTGATGCACACACCAGGTGAAGGTTCAACACCAATAAATGCTAAAAATTCATCAGCCATTTGTTTAGTGATTTTACCATTTTCGTCTATATCGTCGCCAAATACTTCTTTGAAACTAATAGCGAATTTTTTAGGCTTAATTAAATCAACATTTTTATTTGTTTCATCAAGATTATCAGTTAATTCTTTGATTTCTTTATCAATTGTTTTAGATATTGTATCTGGAATTGCAACTAAATAACCTGATTGAATATCTTGTTTCAAATTTTCAGATACAGAAGCACATGACCAACTAGATCTAAAATTTGTAGTAGCTTGATAGATATCTCCATATTCAGCATAAATCAACTGACCCTCTGAATAATGAACTCCTCCTAAATACTTTTCAGGGCATTTAACTGGGCCAAGTGGTGGATGTTCAGGATGTTTAGGTTTACGATCTCTATCCATTTCAGAATTTGATGAATATGGATCATATGGCTGTGGTGTTATATATTCATGTTTATCAGGATAAAATTTATCGTTATAAGGATCATATGGCAAATTTGGATTAGCAGGAACTTGTGAACCATCAAATGATAATACTACAATATTCCTTAGATCTTTATCGTTACAAGGTAATATAGTTCTTGAAGGTATAGATGAAAAATACCAACCTGTATATTTAACGCCCTGATATTGATACCAGCCATTATGAATAATCCATTTGGTTCCAGGAAAACGGCGAAGCATTACTACACTACCATCTCGGATTTTTTGACCTAAATTAGGTATTTCTAATTCTTTCAAAACTAACTTCTTCCTTTCTTAATTAATTTTCTATGATATAAATGTCATCAAGGTCTGTTAGTTGTAACGGTTTCACAGTTTTATTTTCTAATGAATCGCAACTTTCAAGATACCAACCACAGAAAGGACGGTTACCTCCCCATGTATACCATCCGTGTTTAACAATCCATCTATCTATTTCAAAACGACCTAATTTAACTTTACATCCAGGTTCAAGATATTGAAGAGTATTAGGTATGTTTAATTTTAAATTATTTTCATCATACATAAATAAATCCACCTTCTCACTTGATATACATTAGTATATAAGGTTAAGAAAGTGGATTTCATTTGTATAATTAACTTAAGTATATATTAGATATTGATATCAATTTTCTTTTCAATATCTCCCCATAATTCAGGGATATCACATTTAAGCTGATTATATAATGGTATCATTAATTCTCTCATTTGTGGATGAGCAGGTTTGTCGCATCTCAATTCAAACATATGACGCCATTCGCGTACATCTGCAGTGACAACAATTTCAGTCTTTATAGCATTAGGTAAGATTTCACGAGCTTGCTGAGGTTTCCAACCAAATTCAATCAATGCAGCATAATCTTTCTCTGCCTGCGTACATGATTGAACAAAAATAGCAGCTTCAGTTGTCAACTTCTGGGCTATTTCAGATAATCCAGTATCTGGTCTATATATATCAGAATTTGACCAACTTAATTTATTTAATATTATATCTCTATCTGTACCTGTAATCCATGGTGGGAGGATAAATACCATATCTTCGTCATCTTTACCATATTTAACATATCTAGTAGACTCTTGTGCAAATGAAGCAAGTCTGTGCCTTACTAATTCATGTGATACACCTCTACAAGTTGTAAATGTAACAGATAAATTAGGAGCGTGTTCAATCATTGCTTCGTGTCCTAATTCTACTAATTTATTCAGTAGTCTTACATCAGACCCTTCACATATTTTACCTTCTGATTGATAACAAGTTCTTGCAGCCTTCTCAATTCTTTTTAGAACCTTATCTCGTGAAAAATCATCTGAAATAATTTTATAACTAGGTTCAATAA